GGACCGTGACCAGCTGGTGCTGATGTCGCTGATGACGTTCATCCACTTCCCGCACGTGAACAAGGTTAACTCGGCGCTGCTGTTCATTGTGAAGGGCACGATGGCCAAGATGCAGATGCGCCGCAGTCAGGCCGAGCAGTTCTGGTGGAAGTATCGGGAGCGTATCGCGCGCCTGGAAGCCAGCCACGCCACCGGCGTGTGGAACCCCAACCGGACCCCTTTGTGCGGTTGGTGCCAAGTGGTAGGGTGTGAATTTAACCCCAAGCACTAGGAGAAGGTCGTGACCCAGACCAACGGCAAGCGGGACTACAAGCACGCGTACAAGCTGCAGAAGAAGACCGGTGAGACGAAGGATCAGATCGAGCGCCAGCGGGCCCGGCGTGAGTACGACGCTGCTGGCATTGACCGTGCCGGCAAGGACATCGATCACATCAAACCGATCCGGGCCGGCGGCAAGAGCGTGAAGGGCAACACCCGGCTGCGCTCGCCCAAGGCCAACCAATCCGACAACGGGAAGTAGCCGACAGCATGGCGAAGATCATACCGTTCACAGGCATCACCAAACTCGACCTGCCGCCTGATCAAATACTGGATGGGGCTAAAGGGAAGCTGACGGGGCTGGTCATCATGGGGTACACGGAAGACGATGAGATGTATTTCGCATCATCCTACGCGGATGGCGGCACCGTGCTCTGGCTTCTGGAACAGTGCAAAAAGAACCTCCTGGGACTGCAGTCTGACAATGGGAAGTAGCTATGACTGAAGAAGAGGGCGAGCTCGCACACGAGCTCAAAGAGAAAGTCGCTGCCGCGGTTAAGCAGTTGGTCAAGGAAATGTTGGAGGGTGTCGACAGCGAAGTCGAAACCCTCGTGCGCCTGCAGCTAAACGACACTTTCCGTTTCTGGAGGTAACTCGTGGAGATCGTCGATAATCGCGCGGTGCTGATCAAGACGCGCAGCCCTGAGAAGTACGCAATCATCCCCAAGAGCAAAGTCGTCGCCGAGCATCCGGGCGGTGGCTACACGGTCGCCGTGTTCTGGGGCCTGGACGAAATGCGGGTGCTGCGCAACCTGGGCGTGAAGGACGCCCCCTCACCGATCAAGCGCAACTACGACTGGCCCGGACGCTACACCCCGATGGGCCATCAGATCGAGACAGCAGCGTTCATGACCATGCACCGGCGCTGCTTTTGCTTCAATGAACAAGGTACGGGGAAGTCGGTAAGTGCATTGTGGGCGGCCGACTATCTAATGAACCGCGGTGAAGTGCGTCGCGTATTGATCATCTGCCCCCTGTCCACAATGCAGAGCGTCTGGATCGGAGACATCAACAACACGATCATCCACCGCTCCGCCATCGTGGCCCATCACTCGGACGCGCTGCGCCGCATCGAGATGATCCAGGGTAACTACGAGTTCGTCATCACCAACTACGAAGGAGTCGAGCTAATCGCGCGCGCCATCAACAACGACGGCCGGTTCGACCTGATCATTGCCGACGAGGGAAACCATTACGCTAATTCACAAACCGATCGCTGGAAGGCGCTCGCCTCGATCGTTCACCCGCAGACCTACCTGTGGATGATGACGGGCACGCCGGCCGCGCAGTCACCGGTGCACGCCTACGGTCTGGCCAAGCTGGTGAACCCGAGCGGCGTGCCGCGCTTTCAGACCGCGTGGCGCGACAAGGTGATGCGCAAGATCACCAAGTTCAAGTGGGCGCCCCAGGAAGACGCCAAGGAGACGGTCAACGAAGCGCTCCAGCCCGCGATCAGGTTCACCAAGGCGCAGTGCATGGACTTGCCCCCGGTGGTCACCGAGGTGCGCAACGTCGCGATGACGGCCCAGCAGCTCAAGTACTACAAGCTGATCAAAGAGCAGATGCTGGCGCAGCTGGCCGGCACGACGATCACCGCGGTCAACGCCGGGGTGGTGGTCAACAAGCTGCTGCAGATCAGCGCAGGCGCTGCCTACGCCGACGACCAGGACACGATCGTGTTCGACTCGACGCCCAGGCTCAAAGCGTTGAAGGAGATCATCGAGGGCACCAACCGCAAGGTGCTGGTGTTCGCGCTGTTCCGCTCCTGCATCGAGACGATCGTGGAGTACCTCGACAAGCAGGGCATCGTCAACGCCCAGATCCACGGCGACGTGAACCAGACCAAGCGCGGGCAGATCATCAACGACTTCCAGAACAGCGAGGAGGTCCGGGTGCTGGTGATGCAGCCCTACGCCACGGCGCACGGGATCACGCTGACGGCCGCCGACACGGTTGTTTTCTACGGGCCGTTGATGAGCGTTGAAATGTATCTCCAGTGCATCGCGAGGTCTGACCGCAAAGGCCAGACTTCGGATAAAGTGACCGTCTTCCACATTCAAAGCAGCCCGGTCGAGATCCGTCTCTTCAAGGCAATGGCCGCGAAAGTGGACGATCAGGCGCTGCTGGTCAGCATGTTCGAAAGCGAGATGAAAATTTGAAAAGGAGGGGTTGCAGGCAGGAAAGATGCGTGTATGATTGTCAAAGGTTGGACAAACCAGCCATTCAAGGAGCTACAGACATGACCGAAGCAACCGCTGTCCCAATGGACAAGCTGGCCCGCGTCTACCGCAAGATCCGCGGCAAGATGCAGGAGCTGACCCGAGCACACGACGCCGAGATCGCGCAGCTGCAGGCGCAGCTGGACGCCGTGAAGAGCGCCGCCCGAGACCAGATGCTGGCCCAGGGCGTCAAGAGCGTGAACACCGCCGACGGCACCATCATCTTGTCGGTGAAGACGCGCTACTCGACCCAGGACTGGGATGAGTTCAAGAAGTTCGTCGTCGAGCACGACGCCCTGGACCTGTTCGAGAAGCGCATCGCGCAGACCAACATGGGCCAGTTCCTGCAGGAGAACCCCAAGCTCATGCCCCCAGGCCTGCAGTCCAACAGCGAGTACGACATCAGCGTCAGAAAGCCAACGGGTGCGCAATGAGCGACCCCGAGATGACGAATTTCAGTTCAGGGCTGGATCTCGTAGCCGCGATTGATGCCCTGCTGAAAGTGGTTGATCGATGCAAGCTGAGCGATGCAGAAGTGCTCAGCATGGTCAAGTACGCACTCTACGAACACCGCACCAACGAAACCCAACCCGACCAAGGAGTCAAGCAATGAACGCAATCGTCCAATTCAACCCCGCACAAGCCCCAGCCTTCGCGCTGGCCAAAGCCGGCGAGCGCTCCGAGCTGGCGCGCGCCCTGGCAGGCGGTGGCGACACCGGCAACCGCATTTCGATCAAGGGCGGCGTGTTCCGTCTGGTCGTCGGGGGCAAAGAGGTCACCAAGATCGAGGAGCGCTTCCTCGACATCGTGATGGTCAAGGCCGCGCCCAAGGTCAGCCGCATGTTCTTCCTGAAGGCGTGGGATCCGGACAACCCGGCGGCGCCCAGCTGCTGGTCGCAGAACGGCGACGTGCCCAGCCCCGACTCGGAAGTGCCCCAGTCCTCGAACTGCGCGGACTGCCCCCAGAACATCAAGGGCAGCGGCCAGGGCGAAAGCCGGGCCTGCCGTTACCAGCAGCGCCTCGCGGTGGTCCTGGCCAACGATCAGGAAGGCGACGTGATGCAGCTGGCGCTGCCGGCCACATCGATCTTCGGCAAGGCCGAGGGCGACAACCGTCCCCTGCAGGAGTACGCCCGCTTTCTGGCGGCCCAGAAGATCGACCCCGAGATGGTGGTCACCCGGATGCGCTTCGATACCAGTGTCGAGTCCCCCAAGCTGTTCTTCAAGGCGATGCGCTGGCTGACCGACGAAGAGTACGCCGGCATCACGCAGCAGGCCCAGACCGACGACGCCAAGAAGGCGGTCACGGTCACGGTCGCGGCGATGGACGGCGTCGTGTCCAAGCCGGCCGAGCTGGCAGGCGGTAAACCCCCGGCCAAGCCGGCGGCCAAGCCTGCCGCGGACGAGGAGCCGCCAGCCCCGGCGCCCAAGGCCAAAGCTGCCCCGGCGGCTGACGAGGAGCCGCCCGCGCCGGCTCCGAAGCGCACCCGTGGGCCGAACAAGCCCAAGCCGGACGCGGCGCCCCCGGCGGCCGCTGAAGAGGTCGAAGAGCCCGTCGCACGATCGGCAGCCGCGGCCAAGCCGGCGGCACCGGCGGCGGCCAACCTGTCGTCTGTCGTGGACGATTGGGACGACGAGTAATCGGGGTGGGGGCGCGAGGAGCGCCCCCACTGGTGCCATGGGCTACCACCAACCGTTCATCGAGAAGGTCAAGTCCCAGCCGATCACCCTCGGGGTGCGGCTGGGCCGCTGGGCCATCTACCTAGACCTCCCTGCAGCCAAGATCGCGCGCGCCGTCGGCGCCACCCGCCAGTCCGTCTACAACTGGATGAAGGGGGGTACAGTGCTGAGCGCCTATGTGCCCAACGTCACTCGCGTACTGGCCTGCATGCAGGAATCAAAAACAGCTGAAGAAGCGTGGAGAAAGATATGTCTGGAATTCAACCTGCAGAACTGACCGACGCTGAGCTGCTGCACTACTGCTGGCTCACCGGCTACGACAAGCTCGAGCCGGTCTGGGTCGAGGAGCTGGCCAAGCGTCTGAAGGCAAAACAAGCATCGACGTCTAACCCGGGCGCGCTCCATGAAGCCGCTCGAATTTCTGGCGGACGTACTGCCGTCGCCAGGGCATGGGTTGTATTGCGTGTGCGAGCTGAGCTCACGCAAAAAAGAGCATGTCTTTATTGACAGTATCGACGAGGCTCTCCCGCATGTTAAGCAGTGGGTTGCATCCCACCGTGATATCTATTTCGCACTTGCCACTTTTGACACGTCTGTGCGGGAACGCACTAAGGACCGACGAACGTCGGCCAACGCGCGCTTCGTCAAGTCTTTCTTTATTGACATGGACGGGTACGAAAGCAAGAAGAACGCCGCGCTCGCCCTAGCTTCATTTTTGAACAAGACCGGGCTCGAGTCGTTCGGCACGCCGCACGTCGTGTCCTCCGGTGGCGGGCTGCACTGCTACTGGCCCCTGACCGAGACGGTCGACGTCACGACGTGGAAGCCGATCGCCGAGAACTTCAAGCGTTTGTGCCGGCAGGAAGGCCTGAGCATCGACATGACGGTCACCGCCGAATCCTGGCCTTTGCGGTCAGATCTCGCGATGCACTGCAGGTACATCTCAACGCTCATCAACGGGCCGTAGAACACGACCGTGTCGGCGGCCGTCAGCGTGATCCCGTGCGCCGTGGCGTAGGGCTGCATCACCAGCACCCGCACCTCCGGGCTGTTCTGGAAGTCGTTGATGATCTGCCCGCGCTTGGTCTGGTTCACGTCGCCGTGGATCTGCGCGTTGGCCACGCCCAGCTTGTCGAGGTACTGCACGATCGTCTCGATGCAGGAACGGAAAAGGGCAAAGACAAGAACCTTGCGATTGGTCCCCTCGATGATCTCCTTCAATGCTTTCAACCGCGGCGTCGAGTCGAACACCACCGTCTCCTTGTCGTCGGCGTAGGCGGCACCGGCGCTGATCTGCAGGAGCTTGTTGACCACCACCCCGGCGTTGACTGCCGTGATCGTGGTACCCGCCAGCTGCGCTAGCATCT